TTCCTTCTATTGATTTCGAACATTCCTCTTAGTATAACTAGGAATATAAAAAAGATTAGGAGATAGAATGCCAGCAACCTTAGCGGACATAGAAAAAAAGGTTAGGTTACTTACACGACTACCAAGTACTGCTCAATTATCTCAAGCAGATTTAGATAATTATATAAATACATTTATACTTTACGATTTTCCAGAGCATTTAAGAACTTTTAACTTACTGAAACCGTTCTCCTTTTACACTAACCCAGGTCAGGATGTTTACGACACTAACATTTTGGCTTTCGCAGGGGCAACCAATAATATATTATATAACTTTCAAAACTTATATTTAACAGTTCACGAGCCTGTGTATATTGCTGGTTTCCCTGCGTTATATACTCAAGATAGACAACAATTTTATGGTATATATCCAATAATAAATAGCATTGCATCTATAGGTGCAACAGGAGATGGAACAGCTGGTCCTTTCACAGGAGTAATAAATACTCAACAATCTATAGTGCCACCTGGAACCATGCAGAATATAGGCTTATTGCAAAGTAATGTCTTATTTTCTGGTATAGGTACACCAGGAACAGGTGAAGCAGAAGGTATGGCTCTAGTAGATGTACCAGTGGTTGATGGAGGAACAGGATTTAAACTTAATATAGGTAATCTTTATGATCCAAACTCATTGGCTTATAGAACAGCATTAGTTAATCCTCCAACTGTAGTGGATCCAAATAATAATATAAATTATCTGACTGGTGTATTTACTATTAACTTCTCAATGAACACTATTTCAGGCACACCAATTAATAGTCAGACAGTTCCACAACAATATGCATTACCTCAATCCTTAATGTTTCATAATAATCAATTTACAGTAAGGCCAGTTCCAGATCAGACTTATGCAGTTAACTTTGAAGTTTTTGTCAGGCCTACTCAATTAATTATGCAAGGTGATGTACCGGAACTTGATGAATATTGGCAATATATTGCCTATGGTGCAGCTATAAAGGTTCTTCAGGACAAAATGGATCTAGATTCAGTTAATTTAATTATGCCTGAATTTAAGGTACAAGAAAGATTATGTTTGCGTAGATCAATAGTTCAATATACAAATACCAGAACAGCTACTATTTACACGGAAAACAATGGCCTTGGTGGTGGTTGGACATGGGGCTATGGAAGTGGTTACCAATAATTAGGAGAATGAATGCCATATCAAAATAATATTCCTTTGGCACCTGATCAATTATCAAGGTCCCAAGGTGATCTTAATGGAAATTTTCAGGTCTTAGGTTCAATAGGTGGGAATGGGGTTCCTAATAGCCAAGGTATAAATCCAGGTCCAGGTGGAGCAGGATTTAATTACTTGTTTTTGCAAGCAGGAGGCAATCCGCCAGCAGGTTCAGCATTTGGTAATAATAATGCTTTATATTCTTCTGCTGTTGCAGCAGTAAATGAATTATTTGTTAACAAGAATAATCAGGCGGGAGCAGTACAAATACCATTTACAAAGTCAATTTTAAGTACAGCTGTTGCACCAGCTAATGGTTTACCTGGATGGTCATATTTACCTTCAGGAATAATTATGAAATGGGGAATAGTTGCCGTACCAAATATAGCGGCAGGCGGTACTCAAATGTTTGATAATACAGTACCATTTACAAGATTTTTTGCTGCTTTCTTAGGGCCCGGTGATTCTGGAGCTGCAAATTATTCACCACAAATTTCAGCAATAAATACTGTTCAAATAACTATAAAAAATAGAGGAACTGCTTTAGGAACTTATGTGGCCGCTAATGTGTATTATTGTGTAATAGGATACTAATATGGCTTTTGATAGATTTCTTGTTGGTCCAATAAATACAGGTCTACAAAGAGATCTAAAACCTTTTTTATTACCTGATGATGCATTCACATTATTACAAAATTGTTATGTGTTTCGTGGCCGAGTTAGAAAAAGATTTGGTTCTATATGGATGGGTGAAGGAAGTCAGGCACTTACCAGGTTAAGGGTCTCCCTAGGAAATAATACCAATGCTGCTATGAATTTGCCTAATAATACTACAACTTATACTCCTCAATTGGCCATTGGACAAATGTTTACTCTTGGTAATGATTTTTTCTATGTTTATCAATTGGGTGCAGGCGTAGCAACTTATAATACCAATCCTGCCGTTACAGCAGTAATTAACAGCACAGTTAATCCTAATACGGTTACTTTTACAGGTGGTGCATTAACCCAAGTTAATTGGTATCCAGCTTTACCAGTTATGGGTTTAACTCAATATGAAATTGGTACAATAAATAATCATCCTAGTTATGCATTTGATCAAGAATATGCTTATGTTTATACAAATGGATGGACCAGGTCCGTAGATAATGGCATCCCAGCTAGACCATATTTTAATGGAACTAATAATAATTATTTTTGGGCAACCAATTGGACAGGTATAACTTCATCTAGTGAAACTTTATTTGTAACCAATGATTTCTTGGCAAACGTACCAGCTCCTCAAGGTACAGGCTTAGGTACTCTAACAGATGATCCTATTTGGTCATTTAGTCAGGCTAATGGTGTTAACGCATGGACTCCTTTTAGTTATTCACCTGATGTGATTCAGAATCCAGCAAACTTACAACCAATTACAGTAACGCGTACAACTACAGGCAATAATCAAATTATAGCGAACTATGTTCAGCAATGTAGAATAATACTCCCATTTAAAAATCGTTTAATCTTGCTCAATACTATTGAAAATAACGCTAATGGGGCAACAGCGTTTAATTCTGCGATGCCAGCTATAACTGGAATAACTCCAGCGAGTTATGCAACTTCTACTAATACAGCTTTCCCAGCAAGATGTAGATATTCTCATAATGGAAGTCCATTTGCTACTAATGCATGGTTAGAACAAAATCAAACTTATAATCCAGGAGCTACTGGTGTAGTTAATGCAGATGGTGGTGGTTTCATAGATGCTGCAACAGATGAACAGATTGTGAGTGCAGAGTTTATAAAAGATAGATTAATAGTTTATTTTGAAAGATCTACTTGGGAACTTGCTTATACAGGAAACGAAATACTTCCGTTTGTATGGCAAAAGCTAAATACCGAATTAGGATCACAAGGAACCTTTAGTTCAGTTCCATTTGATACGCAAGTTATGGTTACGGGAAATACAGGTATACACGCTTGTAACGGAAGCAACGTAGATAGAATAGATCAAAAAATACCAGATGAAATATTTAATGATTTCAAGACAAGCAATAGTGCTACATTGAGAATATGTGGAATAAGAGATTACTATACTGAATTAGTTTATTGGATATTTATTAATACTGATTCAACAGAGTTTCAAAATTTTGCTAATCAAATATTAGTTTATAACTATAAAACTGGATCATGGGCATTATTTGACGACTGCTACACTACATTTGGATATTTCGAACAATCCATAGATATGACTTGGGCCAGCTCGGCTCCTATATCATGGCAAAATGCTAACTTTGCTTGGAACGATAATATAGTTGAAGCAAATAAAAGACAAATATTGGCAGGTACACCAGAAGGCTTCGTAGTTATAGTTCATGCAGATGAAGGAAGAAACGCTCCTGCAATGCAAATAACTAATATAGTAGCTGATGGTACTGGATTATTAACAGTAACTATTATTAATCATAACTTTACTTCTAATCCAACTAACTATAGTGACACTGATTATATATTGACTGAAAATATAGTAGCAGATGCACCAACAATGTTGTTTATGAATGGAACCACATTTCCAATACAGCTTGTAGTTGATGCAAATAATATAGTTATAAATACTCAAGGTGCCTTATTAGCAGTAACTTATCATGGAGGCGGAACAGGTACACGCGTATCGAATATACAAATGGAAAGCAAGTGGATAAACCCATATTTTCCTAAGGATAGGAATGTTTATTTGTATAAGGTGGATTTTGCCGTTACCAAAACAGCAGCAGGTGCAATAACTGTTGATTATTATCCAAGTTCTTCTGATATATCTATGCTAAATGCAGCTCAGGCTACAGGTTCTCTTTTAGGTACAGGTGTATTAGAAACGTCTCCTTATGCCTTGTATCCATTAGAGCAAAACCAAGAAATATTATGGCATCCTGTATATTTCCAGACATCAGGTGAATCTGTACAGCTTGCATTATATTTTGCACCTGATCAGATGATAAATCCTAATGTTACGTTGTGTGATTTCCAGCTTCAGGCGTTTATTCTTTACACACAACCAACAAGTCAAAGATTGGAGTAATATGGCAACATCAGGACAGTATAGCGCAAAGATATCTACAACTAGTGTCTGGGATCCCAGTACTATTCCCCAGAATATAGATCCAATCCTAAAAGAATTATTTATACGTATGTATCAGAATTTAAACTTGATGGCCAATGTACTTAATGTAGCTGATATTGGATTCTACAATACTCAGTATGAATTTGTTAATGGACAACAATATTTTTCTAATCCAGCAAATAATTCTTCTACTCAAACTAATCCTATACAAAGACCAGTATTTAGAACTGTAGTCAATTTTGGTGCTTTACCAAATGCTGGAGTTAAGGCAGTACCTCATAATATACCTTTTAACTTTGCATTCTCAGCTACCAGGATTTATGGAGCAGCTTCGGATACAACTGGATTAACTTATATACCTTTACCTTTTGCATCGCCTACATTGAATCTAAATATACAATTAGATTTAGATGCGGTTAATGTTAATATTACAACAGGCATAAATAGAACTAATTATAATTTATGTTACAT